ATATACGGGAACAAGGCGAAGAGCCCTATCACCGATACGATCATCCATCCACTTTGCAAGCCGCCACAACCCTTTTGACCAGGCGTTATTGCTAACGTCTAGCCAGGAGATTATGTCGGCTGGTCCCTTTCCTGGGGCGATGGAAGTCAGGTAGAGAGGTGTTACGTCTCTGCCTCGATAGTAATCTCCCCCGCAACTCTCGCGGAAGAATCCATCTGCGTGAGTCTTACTCACATTTGCCTTCAGCTGTAGAAAGCTGAGTGCAAATCCCAGGTGAGCTAGTGCTGGCTTCGGCATAATGATGTCGTCGCCAAATACCCGGACTTTACTCGCCCAGTATCCAATCACACCGCTTGTGGGCTCACGCCCACTGTGTGCAATACACGCTGAGATAGCGCAAATTGCATACACGATAGATTGGACTGGAAAAGTAACGGCACTACCCATCCCTGCGAACTTACGTATCGCTAGGGTGCTCGAACCGTCTTCGAAAGTTCGTCCGTTTATATGGACGAGCCTTGATCTAGTCGAGTATAGAAAGGGTAGAAGACCTCCCCAATTGTGGAAGGTTCTTTCAATCGCCCAGCAAGAAAGGCGATCCGAGGCTGAAGACAAGTCAACAGTCACGAGATCGCCAGTAATGCTGGCTTCCTTTGCCATTTGCCGTGAAGGCTCTTGGCTGAGAAAGTCGATTGATTGCCGTAGTGAATCAGGCAAAGATCGCCTGATCCACTTCATCAATCCCTGTTGTAGGAATTGATGAGCTGTAGGCTCGACTGTAATTAAGCGAGGTTTATCCAAAGTCTTTGCAACGGCACTCAGCCGTGCGGGGACTTCTTCGGTAACAACGCTTGAATCCCAGTCCTCATATGCCCATTCCTCTGTAGAGTACGCGAAGTACTCACGCGGGAAGAAGTAGCCCAAACGATCGGGCCAATTCAGGAGAGTATACTTATCATCTCCTGAACGCATATCAGCTACAGCTCCGGGACCGTGCCTGGGGATTATCGACAATGGGTCACAGGACTCTATCTGAGAAGATAGGATCCTGATAACAGTATCCATTGTCTTAGCTACTTTCGCTTCTTCATGCGAAAGCGCAGGCAAGGCTGATGAGAAAGAGAGACTCTCCCTCTCGTTAGCCAAGGACGCGACGAACGATATCGGGTCAAGATCCCACCTTAGGGTCGGAACTCGAAGCCCAGTATCGATCTCGATGTACTCGTTTATGGCTGCTTCAACAGCAGCCGGCGGGCACTCGATCTCAACCTTCTTCCACATGTAAAACAGTGTACGAAGGAAAAAGATAGCGTCTTCATCAGGGTTCTCCCTAATGACCTCCCCAGCTGTGGCGTACTCGAAAACCTTCGAGAATAGTCCAGGAGCAATCCTGGCGTTTCCTCTACGTTTTCCGAGGATTGGTGGCCATGAGCTCTCGCTCATAAAGCCATCGGAAAGCGACTTGTCAAAGTACTTTCCACACTTAGGTAGCTCAATCATAAGCACCTGAAGTGTACCTCGTGTACGACACCTGTCAGCGATGTAGTCATACGTCGCTGACAGTTCCGGTACTAGCTCTGAATAACACGCGCCGATCTCTGCAAAGAGTAGGCGCATGGGGTCCAGAGCCATGCTGTGATTCTCGTTCATTTTAACGATCCTTGATTGGATGGTTGAGCGAGAATGCTGACCCTACGTCAACGCCCACCACTCTGAAAGAGGAGGTAGGCAGTGACAGCCATGACAGTCAGAATGACAAGAGAAGCGAGATTAAACTCCCCTTGTCCACTGACATCGATGATCTCAGAAGTGAACACGGTCAGACTTCACGACCAAGCAGCTTAGCTTTGTTCGTGGTAGTCAGCGCCGTGATGAGAGCATCGAGGGCGTAACCCAGGTCCGTACTGTTCTGGGAGTTGTCGAAAGTTTTCGCGACAACCCATGCAGAGCAGCGACGCACGTAGACGCCAGAGGCGTCGTACGTGTCAACGTCGAGACGGAGCATATGGGATTCACCCGAGCCACCCTTTGCAGGGATGGTATGCTTCACGGAAGCGGTAAACTTGAGAGTTGTACCGTCCAAGAAGTACTCGGAGGTGTACCCGTCTTGGTTGATGCGGTTGAGATTTTTCGCAGCCGCATTGTAGGTAATCGCAAGAGGATCAGCAAACATGGCAGAGTTCCTTCGTTGGGAATGGACGTCATACGACGTTCGGTCAAAGCTTAAAGGTTATCCCTTTAAGCGTTCTAGCAGTGAAGAGAGCTACGAGGATAGCCGAATGTGAAGCCGTTAAGAACGGTTGAGCACTCGGTATCACGGGCGATAAGTAACGCACACTCCTCAATTTCTGCTCGAGAAGAAATTCAGATTTCTTCCAGTGCAGACCGGAAAAGGTGTTAGAATCAACCTTCCCGGTAACCAACAGCTTCTCATGCCACATGATGTTCATATCTTTGAACTCATATGGGATAGAGTTGGCGTACGCGTCGATGAAAGAAGATACATCGACGAAGTAGTCAATTAGCCAAGACCAGGGAATGACTTCCCAAATCGAGGCTGCTGTTGGCCCGCTTGTCAGTCCAGTCAGAGCTAACAAAGGTGTTAGCTCAGGACTTCTAAGCAGCTCGAGGAGTCTGTCCAACTCAGGAGAAGGGTCCTTTATGACCATCCGCGAAGTGAACCAACATTCGATGTTGGTTTCCTTATACTCACCAATCACAAGAGAACGTGACGGTGAGCTCGTGGAGGCAAGTATTGAAGACCCAACCTTGACCAGCGACTTTTGACGGAGGAGATTCCTCCTAAACCGCTGGCCTCCACTTCTGGCTTCGATAATGGTTCGCACACGCCTATTGACCTCAGATTGAAAGTCAATGAGCGACAGTGCATCCGCTATCAGGGGCGCCCAGCCAAACTTATAGGCTAGGTACCCGCCAGGCACATCTTCGGGCTTGACCTGTTTAGACAGGACACGTCCAAGATCTCTAAGCATGCGTGGAAACTCACGAAGTTCCCAAAGGAACGACCAAGCGTCCACGACTGGCTGGTGTACTACCATCTGCGAAACCGCAGTGGTATGCCAGTATGCCCAATCTGGGTTACTTAGAGTCGGATTACCTGATGACCAGGGATTTCCGAAGTGCGACGAACCAAAGTCGGTATACACAACCTCTGATTGCGTCCCTATATTTGGGGGCTTTTCAGGGGCATAGTATCTACCGCTGATCGTACCACCACTAGCTTTACGCTTGATGATGGCAAGATCATGGTCCGCACGTGGAGGGGAGACAGTAACGTGATCGTAGTTCTTCTCTTGGCCAACCAGGGTAGCCGTTCCGTTAGCAACCGAAGGCGTACCAGTGGAAACAAGAACTCCACCGGCATACGATCGATTGGTTGTGGTTCGGACCCCTGATTTGCGTGGACTGCCGAGAGGCCTTACACGCAATCTAGGAATAGAGGCCATTTGAAGACTTAGTCTCACTGCTAAAGGGAGTGGAAGGTCCAACAGCCGGTTAAGGCTGCAGGGTCCCGGATTACCCGG